ATTTTTTTTCGAGCCAAAATTTCACCTTCTTCGAAGTGTAAACCTAAGAATTAACCTAAAGCAAATTATTATTAGGTTTTAGATTATTTTTGCGTCACCTACGCCAGTTACATCAAGTAAGTAACTGGCTTCGGTGACGCCTATTTTTGTGTTTCTTCATTATTTTGTTCTAAAGTGTTACTTTTTTCTTGTGTTTGTTCACTACTTAAGGACTGTTGTGGTTCATCAAAGGTATCTTTGCTACCATACAGACCTTGTTGTTGGAGATATTCAAGCGTTGCAGGATCATTCAAACAGTTAATAAAATTCATAGGATCGTGACCAAATTTTGCTCGAACATAAGCGGGTAAACTATAGAATTCTTCACGAACTCCAGACACAAGCTCGAGCGCTGTACTATAGTCGCCGGGAAGCGTTGCATCTCCGAACTGCAGGTAAGCGTACTGCGAACTATCGCCGAGGTCAAGAGTCATGATACCTTTCTGACCGTCTGCATACTTATTTACGATGTAGTTAATATCAGTTTCGTCTTTCTCGTCCTGAATAGCAAGAGAGGGCATAGTAAATTCAATACCAAAATGATCATGTTCTTCTACGGGATCATAAGCTGTCTTAAATTTCATACTTTCACCTCCTTTCACAAGCGCCTAGACGCGGCGGGCGTGGCGTACAAAAAAAGGGCGATCTCCGTGAGATCGTCCTTTTTCTGATACGCTCTTTATTAGATTATCATTTAGTAGAACCATTGTCAACAGTCTGCACATACTCTATGGCGCGACCAACGATGACAGGAATGTGGGACTCGTAACAATCTTCAACGTAATAGCGACCATCGCTGTCACCAAGATTGCCAACATAATAAAGAGAAAAATCTTCAGGATACTTTTTAATAAGCATTTTATCATCGTTAACTATACCTTCAAAAGCTCGCAGAGCAAGCATATCATTGTGGTAAACCTGTGGAGGACTGAACTGGTCAGCCTTAGAATCATAAATGGAATAAAGTCTCAGCAGAACCATCTCCTTTTCTAAACGCAATTAGATACCTACGAATCATAAGATAAATCGTAGATGATACAACAAAATAATCCTTATCAAGACGAATAACCCTAAAACCATCAGGCCTTAGACGGTAAGCGGCATATTTACTACCACGAAAGAGAAAATTAAAAGAAATATCACGCTCACGAAGAAAATTTTTAACAGCTTCAAATTCACTAATAAGCAACACCTCATTTCTGACTTAATGATAACACAGTCACAATACCTTGTCAAGTTTTCTGCCAAGAAAATGTTTATATTTACCTTCCTGAACACGGCACCGATCAACCAAACGCTCAAAAGTATTGTTCTCCAGGTTATGAAGCATCTTCTCAATACGGTTATTGCGAATAAACTCCATCCAGTGAGGATGCGTTTCATCAAATTTCTTATCATAATAACGAGGAGGACGCATCTTCTTACCGTTAATAACAACATAATCATTGGCATAGCATTCTTCACCATGATCTTCGAGCCATTTTGCACCTATGCCAGGACGATTAGAAGAAACCATAAATTCAGGAATGCGACCTTTATAGTGAGAAGGAGCGTCTTTACCTGTCTGTTTTTTAACTATATAGCGAGCGACATAGGCAGCAGAATCAAAGCTAAACTCACCAATAAGATGCATACCGTATTTCCATACTTTGGCAAAACGAGAAGAAGTATAAGTATTATAACCGTCTGTACGGAATCGAAAAATTTTGTCATCAAAATCAATATTAAACAAAATGTAATGATAATGGGGACGACCATGAAGTTCACCATATTCACCACAGCCGAGAAAGCGAATACCACTGCCATACTCGCGACGAAGATTTTTCATGAAAGTCTGATGAAATTTCTTGCTTAAGCTTTTATTACACGGCAAATGATAATCGTCGAAAGTGCAAGTAACGAAATAAGCAGAAGACGAAGAACGGGCTTCGTGAACAGCACGGACAGCCCACTGTCTACTATTTTCGAGACGACAACCGATGCATTGTTTACAAGAACAACGAATGAAACGGCTATCGCAAGCAAGCTCAGGGTGAGAGGCAAGGCTACCGAAAAAACTATAATGTTGTTTTCCATTTTTCGTAATCGCTCCTTCAACTGGGCACATAAGAATAGGATTATAACAAACCATATTAATCACCTGTACCGATTGTATCAGGATTAAGTCAGAATGTCAAATCCTAAATCCACCTCGTCCTACTCTCTTAAAATTTCTACGACGAGATCTGGAGGTACGCCGGAAAAGACGGCGAGAACCTCGTTTAGATAAACGACGTCGCCTCATTTAGCATCCCTCCAAGAACCGAAAAAACGGCTAGTTTTTTTAGAATCATTCTTATTAGCAACTGGCTCAACAAGTTGCGCAACATCGGCTTGAAAGTCCGAAGCAACTTTTTTAGCAGTAACAGTATTCGAAGAAGCTTTACCTTTCAGAGCTTCGATTAAATCCACAACTTCCTGAATAAAGGGAACAACAACAGAAACAATAAAAGTCAAAATCATAGTAGTTTTATTAGACATAAAAGTTATCTCCTTCCAAAGTAACGACCTCCGAGGAAGCCTATAACATTTTTGACAGTAGAACCAACACCACTAGCGACAGATCTAGGAGCACCTGTAAGACTTTCAATATTTTTATAGAAATCACGTTCCATACCTGCCATTTCAGTTTGAATGTTGTCAAAAGCGGCAGCAGAATTAGCACGATTAGCAGAAGCAATATTATTCAAAACACCAGAGCTAAGGTAAGAACCTTGAAGACGAAGGTTTTCAAGCTCCAGATTCATCTTCTCAAGCTCGTAACCAAGACGTTTTGCATAAGTCTGCTCACGAAGATTCAAATCATTTGCAAGAATACCGTTCTGAAGAACTGTACCATGGGTACTCTGACGCACAGAATCGGCTTCTGCGACGTTTTTATCAATTTGAGATATTGCAAGATGCTCGGCATTCTTAGCCTGCCTTTCAGCGGCACTAGCGGCTTTAGCAGAATTCATAGTAGAACCTATGTCGCTCATGCCTACAGAAGCGGCTGAAGCTCCAGATATAGAACCACCTATACCATTAGTTGCGGCAAGAATAGGATTAAGACCAGCCTTTCGCATATCTTCTACAGCCCATTGATAACGATGTTTATAGTTTTCAACGTTCCACGCGTTAGCCTGTGCGGCATTAGCAGAATTGTAATGGTTCTGAACTGCAGATCCTAATACAGAACCAGCAACACTACCTAATGTATTAGAAAGCCAAGACACAAGACCAGCTCCTTTTAGAAATGATCAACAAGACCAGGTGTGCCAAACATAGGCATAGGACGCACAGTGGTGTAGCGAAAACCTATGTCGAGCAAGAACTCAGGCTCGTCTTGAACGGCAATGATGCGCTTAATAGGTGGATTTTCCGTAATAAATTCTTCATTAAGAGTAGGAGCATTGTTGAAGAACTGTGAAAGATGCCAAACGTCAAGGTTACCACCAGTTACAGAGCTACGGAATTTACCAGTAATCTGCGAAGGTTTATACCGATATTCGGCATAGCGCTCCTGATAGCCGAAAACAGTAGTATCAGCTTCAACGCCTTGAGCATAAAGTTCACGGAGCTCAATAGCCTGTTCGCCGAGATGAGCGAACGTGGGCCAATAAAAATCATAAACCGTAGAGCGAAGCCACATCTTGTTGATACCTTGCTGATAAGTAAGATCGGCACGAGCGCATACAAAACCAAAAACATAACCATGTTCGACAAAAGACTTAGTAAAGCCATGGAACTTGGCAGCAGTAACGCCATAAGCAGAAAGGTTGCCTTGCGGAGAGGTATCGTCGGTTGCAGAAGTCTGAGCTATTGGATTAACATTTACCATTTTAGTGAAAGAGCCGAGAAATTCCGGACGCTGAAGACGAGCATCAGGAGAAACTACGCCAAAGAAAGAGCGAAGCACTTCTGTATACCGACTACCACCACGAGCAAGCCGTTCGTAGAACTTTTGCATTTGGAAGGCAGTACGAAGACTATTGATGGTAAATATACTTGAACTATCAAGATCAGCATAAGAATTCTTGGAAAGCCAAGAAGAGCCAGGTTGAGCAGTAACAGTAGAAACACCGGCACCGTTAATAGAGTGACCAGCTATAGAAACGCTATAACCACCTTGATATTTCAAAGTACCACTTCCAGTATAAACATCATGAACACCGCCATCTTTAGAAAGCTGAGCAGCACCTAAATTATTATTAGATTGCTGGACGAAATAGCCTGAAACAGGCGAAGGGTCAACTAAAGTAGCAGTACCGGCCAGGCCTATAGATACACCGGGTCCCTTCTGTGTCCATGGAAGAGCAGAAGTAAAGTAATCATGACGCTTACCGCGAGGCGGACAAGCTAAGCCGGGAACAATATTGGTATCTGACGTGAAAACCCAAGAAGGCTGTTCAGAAGATCGGGAAGAGTTCAATACTTCGTTGGTATCGCCTTTCTGAATCTTGACGGATTTCTGGAGGTTTTCGTCTCTAAACCATTCATTCCAAATAAGATAAACACCACGAAATGGAAGAGCGCTAATACCAGATAAATTACCAGACGTATTCACGGGCAAGCCGAAATAGTCCCATAGAGAGCCTATATAAGCATTATCAGAATTACCAGTAGCAGTAACAGTAGGGATGACGTAATCAGTACTATCATCAGGGTCTTCCTGCTCAAAGCAGAAGTTCTGCCAATGTTCCCAAACAAGGCGATTTGGGACAAAAAAGAAAAACCAGTCCAGATAAATATTATCCATGATAGGCTTAATAGGAGTAGCCAACCGAGCGAAGTAATTAACAGACATACGAGCAGTATCGCCAGGCAAAACCTCATCAATAAATACAGGTATAAGCTTGCCTGAATTAAAAGTTGTCTTATAAACATGGGAACGGTCGAACTTAGTCCTTTTCATATACATTGCAGGAGCATCGCTGAAGCGATGTCCTCGAACTCTTATTTTTTTTCGAGCCAAAATTTCACCTTCTTCGAAGTGTAAACCTAAGAATTAACCTAAAGCAAATTATTATTAGGTTTTAGATTATTTTTGCGTCACC